TTATTTATTAGATGCCGTCCAGATACCTAACGGTAGACGGATACAGGAACCGCACTTCGGAGAACTGCGCGATATACGGAATCTTGATCCGCATTTCGGCGTACTCGGTGTCCATGCGGCGCAGGGGCTGGGTCAGGTTGAAACAGATCCGGTCCACACGGTTGCAATAGACCACCATGCGATCGGAGCCGTTGGACCCGATGCCGGCGCACCACTTGCACGGAGAGATGATCAGCTCGCCGCCCTGCTGGGTGGAGATGTTGTTCTCCAGGACATAGGTCAGGATAGACCGTTCGGAGTCATCCGAAACCTTGCGGGTGACCAGCATACCGAACTGCTGCACCGGAACCAGGATATGATTCGGCAGCGCATCGGAAGAGCAGTCGTTATCCCGCCACAGCGCGGAGATCGCGCTGTTGATGTCATCCAGGATCTCGTCCGCGGTCTTGTACTGCCAGTCGGTATCCGTACCGCCGGAAGTATGGGGATCCGCGGAGGCCCGGATCACAGAGGGATTGTTGACCAGGCCGGTGGAGGTCACCTTGGTGAAGCCCACATAGACGTTCCGGTCCAGATATTTATCACAGTGGAGACGAATGCCCTTATTGAGGAAAGTCTCCGGATCACGGCCGACCTGCATCATTTTTTCGCGTTCCATGACGGAGAACGCCATGTACTCCGCGAAGTTGAAGGTTCGCGCTACCTGCTTGGACATATCCGCCTGGATGACGGGAATATCATTGGCCGCGTCAAAGAACAGGTTGTCGTCGTCCCCGCCGGAGGAGGCGTACTGTACGTCAATAGCAGCAACAGACTCTACCAGGCCACCGCCGGTAACGACCGGCATATCCCGGGGCCAGTCCGTGCCGGAGAGGGGCTCCAGGATGGTTTCGTCCACTTTCTCCAGTTCCTTCATCAGGAAGGTATAGGCATCGTTCGCCACCAGGCGGTGGGGAGCGGTCAGAAGGGATTTTTTCATATCGTCTTTTCCTCCTATTACAGAATATTCCGCTTGTTGACGATTGCTTCGCAGCAGGCGCTGTAGCCGTTCCGCGGGTTGCGGACGCGGACGTTCTCCAGCAGGATGGTCGACCCGGCAGCGCCGGCGGAGGCCGTCAGGCGGCCGTCGGACTTCCGGATATACAGCGGGCTACCCTTGCTGCCGGATACGGTGGAAGCCAGCGCGATGCTGCCGCGGACCAGGACTTCCATGATGTCACCGGCCTTCCATACGCCGGCCTCCCCGCTGGAAGACGCGGTGTTGAACTGACCGCTGGGATAGGATTCCGGGGTCTTGTCCGCCACACGGACGGCAAAGCCCAGGAAGGTAGTGAAATCCTGCGGGGCAGTAGTATTGAACGGCACAGCGCCGTTCTCGGTCATGAAAACCGGAGCGCCAAACTCGATATCCGAGTCAGAAGCGTTCCGGATAGCAATTACGATATCATCTACGGAACGAGCAATAGCCCCCGCGGAACCGTAGCCGAAGGCATTCTGTACTTTACCCATATGCTTTTCCTCCTCTTACTTCTTATAGTTCGGATTCCGGCTGGCCATGATACGCTTGCCCAGGTCCGCGCTATTGCCAGCCGTCTTTCTCTTAGCCGCAGCAAGCGAAATCAGCCTGTCAGTGCCTTTGATCTTCCGCTGCCTGTTGATCCTGGCAGCGATATCCGCGGCAGCCTTTTTGCGCTGTTTGCTGGGCATCTTCGCCAGCACGGGGCGCATAGTCTTCAGAGCGGCGCGAATCGCATCTCCGGTAGAGATCACTTCAGGTTCGTTTTCTTCGCACTCATCGCCGGAAACAATTTCCTCGAAGCCTTCAGCTTCCGGCTCCAGGATTTCCTCGACGATGGCCGCCACTTCTTCGGCAGCTTCGGGCAGCTCCGCGACAGCCTCGGCCTCAGCGGCAGCCTCCACAGCTTCCTCCACGGCTTCGACGATCTCCTCCACAGGATCTTCATCCTGAGCGGCGGGCGTCAGCAGAGAAATGATCTGATCCAGGCGGGAAAGAATGTCCGCCAGGGTAGCTTCGTCCACCACGATGGTAGAGCCTTCCGGCGTTTCAACCACGGCGGCGGGATCGCTGGCAACCTCTTCTGCGGCCGCTTCGACAACGGCAGGAATGATTTCCTCGGCCACTTCGGCAGCGGCTTCCGCAGGGGCGGCAGTTTCAGGCTCGATCATTTCTTCGATGATTTCGGCAACAGTCTCGATATCGCCGTCTTTCGCCATACGAGCCAGAATCTTCGACAGAGACTTTTTCATGTTGGGTTTACTCCTTTCACGTTTAGGTTTGTTATCTTTTATACAGACGCGATGACCGGCGCGGCCGGCATCCACTACGGCCACATGGTTACCGCGGATCTGACGTTGAATATACTGCCCATTCTCCTCGCACAGCTCATAGGTATAGCCGCAGGAGATTTCCCGCTTACCTTCGTCCATGATCAGCTCGATCAACTCCGGGTCCGTAATCAGCAGATCCGCCAGGAGCAAATCAGATTCATCTCCGGATCCACGCCGGACGTTTTGAGCATGCCCTTTTTGAAGATCGCTAATATTTGAAATATCTACGCCTTCTTCTGGGTGATCGTTCGTTACGGGCATTCCCTCAAAAGATGCCATCGTCTCCGGAGAAAAGACCTCCTCCTCCGGCCGGTAGACTCGAATCATCCCAGGCGCAGAAACGCCCAGCTCCTCCGGCAGATACTCCTGCGTCCCTGTTCGTGCTACAGGCACGTTCAGGCAAAGCAAATATCCTTCCGGTTCCCGGCGGGATATGTTATTCGTCAGTTTAGTGCCGTAATAATTCAAACGTCCTGACACCTCCGGCGTGTTTGTTTGGTTCCCTATTCGTCTTAATTATGAGACGCGCTGCACAATATATCAAGATATTTTTATCAAAATGTCTCGCAACTGATACAATATATGTACAAAAAAATGCCGCCATACAGGCGGCGCGTTTTGACCTGGTTATTTATTCATAGCTTTTTCAACGCTCAAACGGGGAGCTTCGTCTGTTTCCACCGCTATTTCAGTTCCGTCCGGAAACTTAAATATCAATTTGCAGCCGGCAAATTTGGCGATATCAGCCAGCTCGTTTGCAGACCAGTAGTCTCTGTAGAACTTATTCGACACAACCTGCCTGGTTGTAAACCAGTGGGCACCCAGGTCGCTTTGCTTCTTCTTTGCTTTCGCAAGGGCGATGCGAATCGAATCGGAAATTGTAGTCACAGTAAATTCTCCTTTCGTCTTATGATGCGAGAACATTATAACATATAGCGTGTATTGTGTCCATATTGGTTATTAATGACATGCCCGGTCTGGCACACTTCCTTAATCGTTCGGACCTCGTAGCCTCCCAGGCGGTAAAGCGCTGCTGCAAGCTTTATGCGTCGCGGCCCGTTCAGCCAGCGGCGAGACAATTCTTTATATGGTCCTTTGTGCTTGCGATATTCCAATGAATAAATCTGCTTCATATAAAACCTTTCTCCCGGGGATATGCCGCCCCGGGTCGGCCCTGGTCGTATCGGATCTATTACGCTTTCCGACTTTCGGTCCGATCGTCAGGCTGTAGCTCCCGCAGTTCTGTCAGCGCAAGCTTCCCGTCTTTGATCGTCTCCATGATTAACGGAACGAGCGCAGACGCGCTGACCTTGCCCACAAGGTCCATGTGGGTGCGGAAATTGGTAAAAACAACCTCATACATAATAAAGATCCTTTCTCCCCGTGTGGCCGGTAGGGCAGCCTATCTATCAACGCCGCAGCGTTAATATTCACTTACAAATAAGATGGTCGTATTGTTCAGCTCGATATCGTATGGATTAATCTTGGAAAAATAGCCGATGATAAAAATATCCTGCTTCAAGCCCCACAACGCGCTGTACCTGCCAATTACGCGGCCTTCGCTCTGCTCCAGTTCCGCCAGGTTCGCGGCTTCGTCCTCTGCGCAAATCCTGCCGAAATGTTCCAGGGTAAACAGCCGGTAACACAAGCCGATATAGTCGGCAATCCTGGGACTTGACTTCATTGCGCTAGCAATGCGTTCCGTTATAAATACTGGGTTTCGCAGCAGTACGCTCTGTTTCATGTCTGCGTCTCTCCTTCCTCAAGCAAATCCATAGCGCGGATACGGCAGCGGCATTACGCCTTCATATTTCGCCTTGATCGCGTCTGCCTGTTTCTGCTCCGCCGGGAATAGGTATCTGTTACTTGCAATAAGGCTTCGCACAACGCGAGCCGCTTCTGCCCAGGCGATTTTTCGATCTTCCTGCGGCGCTTTCACCAGGCCACGTGAACCGCGGTTATAGAAGCGTAGTTTGATTCCATTAGAGTCGTAATCCATAAAACCGAAGGGCATAGAGCAGCCGCCAACGCCGTATTCATTTTTGAGAAAGACAGCAAGCTCTTTTTCGGACAGGTTAAGCGCCGCTGCAAAAATCCGGACCCGTCCGCCTTCATATCCGCTGCCGTGCGCGATCGCTTCGCTGACGGCGTCCAGTTTCTCCGGCTTTTCGATCATGTCAAAGATGCTGATTTGATGGGTAATATTACTCACGGTAACCGCTCCTTCCCAAATGGCCGCCGAAGGCGGCCGCGATTTTTTTTAAGTCCCAGGCCGCCCAGGTTTTACCAAAGGTAGCTCATCAAATGAATCTCGTCGTAAAAGGCGTCTGCCTTGCTGATTTCGCCCGCTTCTGCAGCTTGTTGCAGATAGTCGTGCATTGCTTCATAGCCGCCGGCCTTGTAAGCTTCCATTGCCTTCAATACGTGTTCGTCCGGCCGCTCGTTTCCTTGCCTGTCGATGTGGTAGATCATGCGCTCGCGCTCCTTTCTCGCTCCAGAGCGGCGGCGAGGGGTTAACCCTCGGCCGCTTCCGATGCGGTTTCTCCTTCCTCAAGGTTAAGGATCAGCCGGGCGGCTTTCTCTGCCCTGGCGGCTGCTCCGATGATCAATTGCTTATCGTCCTTCAAGGCTTTCAGCCATCCCTGTATATAGGCCGCTGAATTCTTGATGCTCGCGGGCGTTCCGATGCCCAGGCGGTGCAGGATACAGGCGGCGCCGATCTCGGCGGTCAGCTCCTCTTTGCTGTACTGTTCCGATCCGAATGCAGCGTTCTTGTTGAAAAGCTCGAAGCGGTGCAGCCTTGACGGGTGGCCTGTGCTATGTGTGGCTTCATGGTATGCGGTGCTGTAGTATTCAGCAGGATCCGCGAACTGGGCAATGCACGGAAGATTGATCAAGTCGTTGGCGGGGGAGTAATAAGCTCTGCTGCTGATCTCGTCCGCTTCAAGCCGGATTCCTTCGCGCTCTACATATGCCCGCAGTGCTTCCTCGGCTGCTTCGATCGGCTTCGCAGGAACTTCCGGCAGCAGCGCGGAGCGCTTCGGCTTGATTCCTTCGCAGTCGTTCGTAACGTGGAAGACGGGCCAACAGCGAAGCATGAACCGCGTAATCATGACCGGATTGCCTTCTTCGTCCGTCTTGGGGTTTCCGTCTTCGTCCGTCGCTTGCCGCTTGTACGGTTTCCACAGATAGACGTGCTTCGCCTTCGCGCCCTTCTTGATGTGGCCGCCATTCTTGCGGCATTCGTCGAAGGTGATATATTCTCCAGGTTCAACAAGGATCAGCTGATTCAGCAGTGAGTACGGGCGGCCAGTATGCCAACTGTATGCGCCGTCTGCGCCGCCGGTCCACGGCTTATGCCACGGGATCTGGCCCTGTTCAAGTAAGCTGATAATCTGATTGGTGACTTCCTCGTATACGTTCTGCTTCGTCATGGTAACGGCTCCTCTCTGATGGTCGATGGGTAGGTCGGCAACGGGGTATGGTTCCCCCGCTATTATTGTCTCACAAATGAGACGCTTTGTCAAGCGGAAATATTATCATATAAAGCAAAGCAGCGGGAAAGATAATCGGAGCGGTTAAGCGGCTCTATGTTTTTTGCGACAGCGCGAGGGGCTCCCCACTGGGGGCAATTTTTTCCACTGTATTTTAGTTTTTACGATTCGCAGATCCAGGCTCAAATGCAGCTTAAACAGGCGGCCTGTTTCAAGCTTTTACACGATTTAAGCAAGGCTTTATTCTAGGCTCTGTGCGCCCGTTGAGATAAGGCGATCAAGCCTGGCGCCACACCGATTGCCTTTGCCCGACCTGTGCGCAGCACTTGCCCGGCCGCAGCCGGGTGCTCCTCTGCCGCGCTATATTTAAATAGGCCTTTCGCTTTTTGCCTTCAGCATAGGGGGGGGTATTCCAAGTTTTGGCTTTTGGAGTTTAGATAAGCCAAGGCCGCGTAGCGGCCGCCGTTCCCCTTGTTCCGGATTTGACCGCCACGGGTTCAGTCAAGCCAAGGCCGCGTAGCGGCCGCCTTATCAGCGCCGCAGCGCTGGATCTTCCTGCCGCTTGTTTTCTGTTCCAGGTTTGAGCCGCAGCTGTTTTCATGGCGACAGCGCCGGGCTTGTCCCGGCGCCTTTGCGGCGTTTTCATTTCGCCCTGGACGAGGGAAACAAGCTTATGCAAAGACAAGGGGCGGGTGGGCAGGACGGAACTGCTTTCGGCCCCAGCAAGGCAAGGCTATGGGCCCACATGCTATAAGCTTACGGGCCCGCAGCCTTGCCTTGCCTGCACGCCGCTTTTGTCTGCCGTAGATCCGGCTTAGCCCCCTCCGCATAATCAACTTGCAGCTAAAGACCAAAGGGCTGAGCCGGACAAGGCGGACAGAGCGGCGTGCAACATAGGGGCCGGAAACAAAGCCGCTGGGCGGGCAGGAAGGGGTCAAGGGGGCAATGCTCCCTTGCGGGTCCAGGGCGGAGCCCAGGCGGGTGCCCGAGGGCAGCGCCCTCGGATCCCCCGCAGGGGCACGGCAGCTTCCACGGGTTGGGGCCCCTACCGCAGCCCGGCTCCGAGCGGGCATTGCGGCCGGCGGTTTACCGCCGAATGCCGCATGGGCCCCGTGTCCTTTGCTCAGGCGTCGCCCGGCATGACGGGCGGTAACGCCGTGCAAAGGCGAAGGGCAAGGAAGGGCACCCCGCGGATGCGCCGTGCGGATGCCAGCCGAGAGAGCTTCCGGCGAGGAGTGGAAAGGGCGGCTGAAAAGGCGGAGCGAAGGAGAAAGGCCGACCAAAGGAAAAGCAGCGGCGCGAAGCCTGGCGGCGAAAAAGTCCGGGCAAGGCGCGGATTAGCCGAGCTACCGAAGTGAGCGGGACCCGGCCGAAAGACCGGATGCGGCGCACAAGCGGAAGGGGCAGCGGGGCCCCAACGCGCCGATGCGACGCACCGGGAAGGCGGAGAGGGGCTCCGAGGAAGAGAGGCCCGCGCCGACGGCCAGACCGCGCCGCCAGACGAGAGAGCTTGCACATGACTGGAGGTCTGCCGTTCCGAGCGGAGCAACAGCCGCCCTGAACGATCGAGCCGGCAGTGGCGCGACGGCTGGCAGACCTCAAGAATTGATTTAGACCAGCTGCTTGTGCGGCGCCGAATGGAGTGGTGGAGGTGGGGGTGGTGGGCGCTACCAGCAACACACCGGCGGCGGCAATGCTATAGCGGCGCGTGGCGTGGCTGATTGCAACGAGAAAGATATTGTTTCTTACGCCATGCGGCGCTGCAGCATTGCCGTCAGCGCACCCCGCAGCCCGTTGGCCGCATGGGCTCAGCTCCGACCTGCTCTTTATTACCAGTAACACAGCAGCTGAGCCAAATGCGGGCAGCGGGCGAGGAGTGCGCGATATGGCCGGGCAGCCACGCCGGGCGGGCAGTAATATAATGTGCCCGTAACGCGACTTTATTCCAGGGGATCCCAGGCATCGCCACGATGCTTAGTAGGCGCTTTAGCGCCGGTAACCAACTTAGCCGCGCAGGCCCGCCGCGGATCGTTTGACGAAGGAGGCTTGCCGGATCGGCGGGCCCTGCATGGCGCGCAGCGCCATGCACCGGCAGCGGGCGGGTGGGAAAGGGCGGCGGCCGGCTTGCCGGCCATGGGCGCGGAACGCGCCTGCGACCGGTACGGGCGCACCGCCCAGGAAGCCGGGTGCGCGGCTGGATCGTTTCGGTCTGCAATTGCTGGTATCGGCCGGGAGCGAAGGCGTTGCCGGGAGCGGGAGGCCGCGCAGCCAGCTGGGATTGTATTGCTGCTTGTTTGGCTTTACCCCTTTCCAGGAGACTTGCCGCCAGGCAAGCCTCCAGGCGAGACGGCGCTTGGGTGATGGAAGACAAATCCCGCCAGGCCGCGTGTCTCTAAGGCAAAGAGGATTACATGATCGGCCTGGCGATAAAACCAGGTGCCACATAACAGCTACTCCCCGGCGACAGTGGAGGCCGGGCCGGAACGAAAGCCGGAGAAACGAACAAAAGAAAGCGAAACGGAAGAAAAGATCGCAACGCTGCCAAATGGCAAAATTTTCGCCGCCGCCAGGCGGCGAAAATTTTTGCGGCCGGAAATTGTTACAAATCTGTTACAAAGACGTAAAGGAAAGAAATTAACAGAATAATAAAAAATATGCAGCAAGACACAAAAACGCTTGACAGGATAACGACAGCGGTGATATAATAATAGCAGGAAAACAGGCGCAGCGCCGGAGTTGGCCGGACGCACGCCGCGAACGTCTCGAAAATGAGACAGGAAGGAAGGTTGCTCTATGAATAAGCCCTTAACCAAAAAGCAGATCGACAACCGCTTTGAAAAGCGGGAAGCTCTGAAAGCGCAGATTGCCGAACTGGAAGCGCAGGTCAGCGCCATTGATGACGAAATGAAGGCGGAGTGTCAGCGGCTCGGGCTTGAATACCTGTACGGCGAAAACGCCCGTGTTCGGTTCGCTCTCGTTATCAAGCCGCAGTTTCAAGGCAAGAAATTGAAGGCGGATCATCCGGAACTGTACGCCGCTTATACGGCGCCCACGGAGTCCCGGCCGTTCTACTTTGAGCGGATCAGCGAGAAAGAAAAGGCCGCAAACAAGACGGCGGCGGCACTGGCTGCGGTTCCTGCTTCGGCGATTCCGGTAGCGGCAGCAGTTTGACGAACGACCGGCGGCGGCTCGCCAGAGCCGCCGCCAGAAAGGAGCGGTAAAAATGAAGGGTTTCGAAGTAAATGCGAACGGCGGCGAATATCAAATCCGCGCCGTCTGTGGCGAATGGTATGTGACAAAGGCTGACGGCGGCCGCCTGTATTACTTTGCAGGTTTCGACGGTCAGCGCCCCATGTGGTCAAGCTTTTTCAATTTCCTGTTTGCTTTGAGCTTTGAAAAAGCGCTTGACGTTCTCGACAGCGTGAGGGGGTGCGAGGCGTGACAGCGATAGAAGCAAAGAAACGGGGCTTGCTCCCCGTGTACGCTTCCCATATTACAGAGCTGCTTAGCGTTATAAAGGTCTTGACGGCGCTCCAGGCTCGGCGGCGTGAACAGGGCAAAAGCGGCAACCTTGACACATGGTTAAATGCTTTTGTCATTCGGCTCGATATGATCGCGTCCGTGATGATCCATACACAGCAAGACGGCCTTGTGTATCTCCGGAAGAATGACAGGGAGCTTCTGCGGCAGCTGATCGAATGGGTACAGGTTAACGGGATATAAAAACCGGCGGCACTGCGGCGGCTGATCCGAAAAGGGCAGCCGCTTTTCTTGCTGTAATAAGATAACAAAAACGCTTGACAGGATAATAAAAGATGTGATATAATCATTATAGAAAATAAAGGTAGCCGGACAACCTCAACCGGCAGGAAGGACACAATATGAACGCTACACAGATCACCTTTATCACAGATGCAGAGCGGAAAACCCGTGACATTATGAAAAGCTCTCTCCTGCAATTCCGTGAACAGGTCACGGAGTCCGGAACGTTTGACACGCTGACAGATGTGCAGACCATTGCAACCGTGCTTTCCATGGTTAAAGGCGGCTCTGCGGATCCAGTGGCCACGGCTGAAAAGCTGCTTGATTCTTTCGGCAGCATTAAGGGGATCATGGAAGCAAGGCCAGAGCAGATCGCAAAAGTTGACGGCATGACGGCGGCCCGTGCGGATATGATTTCAATGATTCGGCCGCTTGTTCGTCTGTGGTTCCGCTGCAATCAAGAGGTACCCGACAGGATCGGCAACAGTCGGGAAGCTGAAAATTATTGCTTGTCTTTACTGGCAGCGCAGCGGAACGAAAAGTTTTATGTGGTTTGCCTTTCTGCCAAATGCGGCGTAATTGGACGGCGCTGCATCTCCGAAGGCTCACTGGCTGAGGTTTCTGCTTATCCTCGCATGGTAATGGAAACAGTATTGAACTATAACGCACATTCTGTGCTGCTCTGTCACAATCATCCCGGCGGCACCTGCGCACCTTCGCCGGAAGATATAAGCAGCACGCTGCAGCTGCAAAGGCTGCTAAACGGCGTAGGCGTTCTCGTTCTCGATCACATCATAGTGGCGAACGATAAAACGTATTCGATGATTCAACACGGCGATATTGATTACAGGATCAAGGCAAGGTGACCGGCAACCGGCAGACCGGCGGCAGCGATGCCGCCGGCTTTTTCTCGCTCCAGGCTACCGCTGACCTGGGCCGGAAGGACCGGCAAAACGCCGGACCGACAGAGCAAAAAACGAGAAACGGCAGCGCAAAAACACCGAAAAAAAACGAACCAAACACCGAAAGAAAACAAACCGAAAAAGAAGGAAAACAGGCCCCGAACGGCGAAAAAGAACAGAGGAAACGAGAACAAAGAAACCGCACGACAGAACACCGACACAGGGGGCGAGAACCACGACACCGACAGGCGCGAGCAAAGCAGCAACCGAAGCCGCCGAAGCGGCACGGGAAGCAGCAGCCGAAGCGGCAGCGGCAGCCGAAGCAGCCGAAGCCGGAGAAGCGGCAGGGGACGAAGCCGGAGCCGAAGCCGCACGACAGGCCGCAGCGGCAGCAGCCGAAGCAGCAGCCGAAGCCGCACGGCACGAAGCCGAAGCCGAAGCAGCCGAAGCCCAAACCACGACACGCACGGCCCGACAGGCAGCAGCCGAAGCGACAGCGGCAGCCGCACGGGCAGCAGCCGACACGGAACGGGCCGAAGCGGCAGCCGCACGGGCAGCGGCAAAACACGGGCGGCGGTAGCCGCCCCGAACCGGCCACGGCAGCAGACCGGCAGACCGAAGCAACCAAGCCAGAACAGGCACCACACTGCCCAACCTATGTTGCCGCAAGCGGAACCAAGCCGGACCGAAGCGAAGGCGGAGGCAGCCAAACAAAACGCTTTTAAAATAAAGGCTTTGCGTCAGCAAAGCTACCGCTCTCATTCGGCTCGCCGGGGCCAGGTATGCTACAAGACGAACAAGCCAGCGGCCCCGGCGACACAGCAAGCGGGCGCCGCCATCTCTGCCAAACAAACACTGCGGCGCCCGCACAGCGAACGCAAACCAAAGGCCGCCCCGCCGGCCAACCGCCGCAGGCGGGCGCCCGCGCCAGGATCAGCTGTGAACAACAGGCCAACCTGATCGGCGCGGGCGCAACTTGCGATACAGGCTAACTGTGTTCCGGCCTCAGCGAGGTACGAGCGTGGGCCGGACGGGACGAAGCTACGGTCTGCAGCAAAGGAGAATAACAAACTTACCCCGCCGGGGCCGCGTAGCGGAGCTGACAAACTTACCCCGGCGGGGCTTTCGTTGTGATACCGAATTAATACTAGTAATGCTATTGTCGCGCTTCCGGATAATAAAAATAAAGGCTTTGCGTCAGCAAAGCTACCGCGCCGCCTGGCTTCCGCTTTTGGCTGAAACCGAATATGCCGCGCCAATCACGAACTGCGAGCCAAACGCGAAACCAGGCGGCCTATGAGATAAAAGCTTTCCCGGCTATGCCGGGAAAGCATCCGCGGCTGTGATTAAAGCGGCCCGCTTCAGCGGGGCGCATCCGCTTTGTCAATGGAACTGACAATACCGACCTGCTGCTGGGAGGCGGCGGGGGCTATAGTTTGTTCGCCCCCGCCGCCATGCGGCTGCGGCTCGCTCTCGTCATCATCCAAATCATCCAAAGAATCATCATCAGAATCTTCGTCGTCATCATCCGGATCATCCGCATAATGATCTCCATCCTTAGGGTCATCCGGAAGCTTCGACCAGATCCCGTACTCCGCACCCATATTCTTGAGCTCTGCAATTGCTTCGCACCTGGTGATCAATCCCGCCTTAAATGCTTCGATAATTGGATTGGAAATCTTAGAGATTAATTCCGCTCGATCTTTAGGCGTAATAGCTTCTGCCGGTTCGAAGATAATTTCCAGGTCATCCGGGACAAATCCCCAGCAAGATAATGCCATAATCGGAACGAGCTTCTCCAATGCCGGCCGTAAGATACGTTCTTGCATCTGTGCGATTAGATCGTAATAATTACGCATATCTGATTCGCCAGTGGAATTGAATCCCTGGGGAGAACGGCCGAAAAGCTTTGTTGCTGGAATCTCTGCTGCGCCACTGATGTCCATCATGAACTGCTCATAGATATCTGACAGACCTGCAAAGGAGTATGGATGATTCTCCATTGCGTCATCTTTGGAAAGTAGCTGAAGACCGAACGACGTGCGGAAGCGATTCTCCTGCGCAATCGCATTGATTATGTTAGCCCGCTGATCGTCAGTCCCTAATGCTAACGCTTCTCCGAAGTCGGCCATCTTAAGTGTTGTGACGTTTGCCTGGAAGACCAGCTGTGCAATGTTTGCTGATGTTGCATTTCGTTTCTGAAGCTCATCGAAGATATGCTCCATCTCCGGTGCGCCCCAGTAGTTCTCGTTAATGGTTTCCATGCGAGGGAGCTCACGTCCGACGAATCGAAGAACTCTCGAGTGATGGATCCGCGCCTGCTGCTGATCTTCCAGGTTGAAGGACACGTTATAGTACATTGGGTATCCAAAGTCCGGATCTTCAATGTTTGGTTCCAGTTCAAGAGACGGCTCAATGCCTTGTGAACGGTCCATGACCAGGAGGCCCTGAAAATCTCCGGGAGCTATACTGTCAAGATCCAGCGGCTGATCAAGCTGGTCGTTCTGTCCTTTAATGACGATTAATGCTATAGATCCGCCATATAATCTCGCCCATCTGATCGCGTTCGCGATTTCCTGTTTGACCGAATGCCGTGCTTCCAACCTGCGCATGTCCATGATATCTTCATCATCAAGGCTCGTTTGCAGTTTGTACCAGGCTCTGGTTGTATCTTCGACTGGTGTATCGATGATCCGCATGGCCAGCCATGACTCCCGATACATGACTGTAAGCAGCTCCCAGTTTTGACTGATGTATGATCTTCGGTAGCTTCCGGATGCGAGAACTGGCGAATCTTCCCCGAGGAACGCTGCCGGGTTCGCATATCCGTCTGCGGCCATTTGGTTTTGTGCGACTAGTGTAAAAAGCGCCGATAAGTTGCTGCTGCTTTGCTGCTGTTTGGTCGGCAAAGCATTTGGCTGACTGGCTGTTGTTGTATTGCCAATATGCTTTACCGCTGCTTTGCTGCGGCGTCTCCTGTTGGACATGCTTAATCCTCCTTCGTTGTAATTGCTTCGTTTGGTTATAGTATAACTGTTATTAGCCAAAAGATAAACTCATAATTGAGACGGCGCCGCGGACTATTGGTGAGGGTGGGCAGGACGGAGTCGCACCGGACGGCCCCGGCGGCCTGGCCCGGCGTTGCCGTCCCGTCTTTCTTTTTGGCGGCAATGCCGGGCCGCGCCGCCGGATTGCGCCCGCCCGGCCGCCTTCCCGGCATACCGGTCATTATGTCGTGAGCTGGTACAGGCGGCCGGGACAAAGGCGGGCGCACAGGGCCGGGCAGGCAAGCTGCTGGGCGGGAAAAACCAATTCAGCGCGGCGTATTGCTCGTACGTGCGAATGATATCGTGCCGATCCTGCGCCGCGCTCCCCTGCTGCGCTGACGGGAACGCCATATCCGGCGACAGGGAGGCGGAGCCGAGCGAAAGCCGGGGGACGGAGCAGCCAGCGGGCGCCCGGCTTCCTGCGAAATACTATCAAGCCGGGCGCCCGCTGGCGGGGCTGATAGCTGCTATTGCCGAACTATCATCGACCGGAGGGAAACAGCTGCTGATCATACCAGGCGACGACCGGAGGGAAACAGCAGCAACCGGAAACAACTATGACCGGAGGGAGCCCAGCTAGTGCGGGAGATGCGAAGCGAGCGCAGCGAGCGAGCTTAGTGGCTATTATTATGCATTGAATATGCAAAATAATCATCGATTTTGCAAATAATATGCAAAAATTACGGAAAAATTACATAAAAATGAGATAAGGCTAATATATACGTTGAACGTGTACTCTTATATTATAGCCTATACGTTCTTATCATTTTTGCTAGTACACACAAACGTTTACATCATAGATACCTGGACCGGCTCCTTATGTACTCTTTTCCGCAGATCGTCCAGCACCCATTCATGCGGGATTGTCGATCGATATTCGATGACCACAATCCGATTCTGCTTGCTGTACGTTATCTTTAAAATTTGAATCTGTCCTTCCAGTTCCATCTCCTTATAAGCCTGCATTCTTTCTTTATCTAGAGATTGCCTGGGCCAGACGTCTGCATAAAACATATCAGGCTTGACAACTCGATCCGGCATCTTTTCTTTAAGCGGAATGATCGGCTTTTCTTTCAGCATTTGAATTACTCCTTCGCCAGCACTTCAAGCGGTGTCATCAATGAATTGACCTGAACAAAGATACCCTCTATATCGCTATATCTTTTCTCCTGCAGCTCCCATGCTACCTGGGCGTCATCAATCCAGAAGCCGGTCTTTGTCATGCAATCCTTAAAGAGCTTTATTAGATTGTCCGTATCCGGTTTAGACGTTTTCCACGATCCATGCCAGTGATTACTTGTTGATTTAAAGCACCATACAATACGCAAAGCCAGTGGCCCCTCCAACTTTTTTTCAGGCTTGTTCTGTGCAAGGTATGCTATATATTTCCCCCTGGCGTTTGCAAGCTCCGGCGTATCGATAAAAATAGGGCGGCTTGCTTTGCCGTTTTTGGCAGGCTTCCCCGGGATCACTCGCCTCTCCTGGGCTGTTACGGTAGGAATTTTGATCGGCAGGAAAAACTGTATCATCGGCTCCGAATGTTCAGCGTTATTAATCGGATCGCTTTCTCCCAGCTTACCCGATTCACATGCTCTTTCGACGTAGTCATCAAAATACGGATTTTTCATAAATAACTCCTTTCAATTTGCAAAGTCTCTTGATCGTCCGGACGAGACAGGGATGAGGGAGGGGAGCCTTAAGCCCCTCCCATCCCCATCCGTCGCGTACGAGACAACGGCACGACGCGACGATTTTCTCCCCTACGTAGTAGGGGGTTCAGTCTGTCGCGCGACGCACTGATAAAAATGTTCAGTCTGTCGCGTCGCGCACGACACGACGCACTGATAAAATCATTCAGTCCGTCGCGCGGTTTTGCTCCGATTTCGACGCGACGCACTGATGCGTTTTTTACAGTCCGTCGTGTCGCGCTGCGCTTTAAAAATGCCATAATCTGCCAAACATGCTTCGTAAGTTGTAAAGCACTCATGACAACTTGTACACTTTCTCCTTCTCCGAATTTTATTGTCGAACGTATCTCTTTTGTCTACCACTCTCGTTAAAGCGCACCCACATTTTGGACACTGCATCCTTAATTTTCCTCCTTTTTTTCTTCTTCCGGGCGACGGTATTTACCAAGGATCCGACATACACAGGCCGCGCTATCCGGCGCGTCGTCGTGCTCTGCGTCCTCTGTATAATCCATGATCTCGCTGATATACTCCGGATCTGTACCTTCCAGGAATCGAATGTTCGGCCACCACTTTTTTAAATGACTGCTGATCTTTACATATTTATTCTGCGATTCCCGGTACTCTTTCGACCACTTGTTTCGCAGACGGAATTCTTTATTTACGAAGCCTTTGTCGCCGTTGTTCTCGTTATACAATGGCCAGCACATCAATCTGTCTGCTTCGTAAATAATAGTATCCATTACATCCTCAACATGCTTTCGCCAGATCCTCCCGTACAGATATATGATCCCATCTCTATACCGGCCGCAGGTAAAGGCCGTACTGTCTTTTCCTGAGTAAGCGGCGTCCACATGGCTGATTCCGTCTCGCAGCAGCTCCGGATCGTTAAAGAATTGCGGCGGCGTTTTGAATAATGCGTCTTCATTGGCGATATGCTTTAATTCATAATTGGCTGCGAACAGGGACGGCGTCATTGAATTCCGCAGCTCCTGCAGCTTTTCCGGCGTGATTAACCCTGTGTGGTAGCAATCGTATCGATTAATATTCGGCATCTTAGAGAATACGTCTTCCTTATGCCACGGCGTACCCAGGTTGATAATTCGCCCGCCCCGATTCCGGATGTTCTGCAACTCGTCGTACTGTAGCTTGGTCCGTTCCCGCTCGCTCCTGGATATCCTGTCTTCCAGGTTACAAATATCGTCAGTAATTACATACCATGCATGCGAACCGGTGATCGATGACTTGATACCTTTGCCTCGCAGCTGCGGCGCTCCCATCGGAGACTTCCACAGATTTGTTGATATGCTCTCCTGGTTCTCAGATGCGATCTTTAATACCGTCTGCGACTTCTTTAAATCATGAACGATATTCGCCAAGTCTATAATAATTTTTGACCGCAGGATCTTAGAAACCATACCCATCATCTCAGCCACGTCATTGTCTGTCTTTCGCAGGAAGATGATGTTCCTTTTCGGATAAAGGATCATGATCAGTGCGATCGCCACCGCAAGGCTGGAGGACTTATAGCTGCCGCGGTGCGCTTGCAGCGTATAATCATCGTCGCCCAGCGCGATCTCCTTAATCCATTCATGATGTAAAGGCGTCAGGTCTTTGAAGCCGATCATTCGACCAATTATGTGCGTTTGCTGCATTAACTCCCGGGTATTGGACCAGGCTTCAAGACTCGACATCCTTACTGCCCTCCGCTTCTTCTGCTTCCTGTTCCTCCTGAGCTTCGGCCTCGATCGGCTCGGTAAGTGCTTCATAGCCGGCGCTTAAATCCTTCCCTCCCCGCACGGCCTGGATCAGCGCAGCGATCCG